CAATAACTAGTAAAAACATACATATTATTAATATAACTATTATAAAATATAATAATTTGTAATAATTATCAATATTTTTTTTTAATTTATCAACACGAATTTTATTTTTTATATTTTTATCTTTTTCTTCTAAAAAATTAGTATTATGATATTTTAATTCTTTAATATGGTCATCATATATTATACTTTTTTCGTAATAACTTGCTTTTTTATAATTATCTATGAATTGACTTATATGATTCGTATAACTATCTTTATTTATTTTATTGCGTTTTGATTCTGATGGTAATAAATTTACATAAATAAATAAAATATGAAAATAAAAATAAAAATATAAAATATCTACAAATACTCTTTCATAATTTGTTTTTAATAAATCACTTATTTTTGGAGTAGTTTTTTTAGTAATACTTGCAAGATTAGTTGAATCAAATATACTTGCAAGATTAGTTGAACTATCTAAACTACTTTTTAAAGTAGTTAAATCATTAGTTCTTAATATATTTAATTCAAAAAATATTAAATAAAAATTTATTAATTCATCGTCATCTAAAGTTTTATTATAAATTAATTCATCGTCATCTAAAGTTTTATTATAAATTGTAGAAGTATTAAAAATTACATTTAGTGTTTGTATAATATTTTGTGATGATGCTTGTTCTGATGCTACTTCTGCTTCTGTTTGTTCTGTTTGTTCTGTTTGTTCTGTTTCTGGATTTAATGAATTTATTACAGTTTCACTTGAATCAAAACCATTATTTACATTATCTGTGTTTTTTAAATAAGGTTTTCCAAATTCGGCATTAATATATTGATTTGTTAATGTAATACTACTAAAATCAATATTAGTTAATGCATTAGTATTTAATTTAAACTTATCAATATTTGTTATATATTCACTTTTTAAACATCTTTTTAAAGAATTTTCAATAAAATTATCTAATGCAGTTTTAATTTCATCATTTTTAATTTCATCATTAGTGTTATCATTCATTATCTTAATAATTAGTAATAATTATTTTTTCATTGGATATCTATGGTTCCAATATTTACTTTCATATTTTGAATGTGTATTTAAACTTATATTATAGAAATAAACTGTTGTTATTATTAATAACAATATTACACCAACTATAGTAGGTATTGTTATATCATCTAACTTTTTATATATTTGATAACATAATATTCCTATAATTGTAGCTAAAATTAAGAAATTAATCAATTCTTTATTTTTTAAATATTGTAAAAATTCATCATTTAACGAAATATTTAATTTATTTAAATGACTTTTACTCATTAAATCATATGTTGAATATTTATTTTCTTCGCGTGAAATAGCATCATTAATACCCGGTAATGCATTTGCACGTTTATATAAATAAGTCATTACTTTTTTATGATATTTTGTTATACTACTATCAACATTAATAGGAGTACTAAAATTTTCAATTTTATTAAAACTATTATAAATAATATAATAAAATATTAAAAATGCTAATATTACTATTAAAGAATTATTATTTTTATTATTAACTTCAATACCAATTACTGTAAAACAACATATTATTAATATTAAAATTGTAATATATAAAAATATATTATTATAAAATGTATTATCTAATAATTTTTTAAATTCATCATTTTTACTTTTTGTTGTATCTTGACGATTCATTAAATTTTTATTTATATTTTTTATATTATCTAATTTATCATAAATATTTGATTGAATAGTTTGTTCATATTCACTTGATATAGTTTCAGTCTTTAATTTCAAATTATTTATTTTATTTTGTAAAGATGTGAATAATTCTCTTTGTACGGTTTCATCTATAATCGTAGCGTCAGTACCAGTAAAAGTTATTTTAGCAGTAACACTACTGCTATCATAAATGTTTTTAATAAATTCGTTTGATTTTAACAAAAGATTAATATGATAATAATGTTTTGCACATTCAATAAAAAATTTTAATTTAACTCCATAATTTTCTTTAATATCAGTTATTAAAATAATTAAATCATTTATTTTAGTTTTATAAGTTGATATTTCAGAATCATCTATATATTTATTTAATATAGTTTGTATAGTAGTTACAGTTATTTCATTATCTGATTTTTTTTCTAATTCTTTAAATAACTGGAATCTTAAATAATTGTCAGAATAATCACTTTTAACTGGTTCTTCTGTTATTTTTAATATATTAAAATTATCATTTGAATCATAATAATCAGTTCCATCAACTATAAAATGTCTTAAATCATATAATTTTTTATTATTATTAATTTTTGTATAAATTAATCCATCATTATCAACAAATAATCCTGATAAATTTGTACCTTGTGTTTCTACTAAACTGGTAAAATCATCTTGAACATCATTTGCACCTTTTTGTTTTATAAGTAGTATTTGTTCTGTTCCTTGTCCATAATTATCATGTATAGTTCCTAATTTAGCAGGATTAACATCATCAGACACAAAATATCTGGTATTTAAACTATCAACATTTATAAAATTACTACTTTCAATAATATTATTATTAATTAATTCCAAAATTTGATTTAAATCATTATCTACAGAAAATGTCATTACCTTTTATTTATTTATATATTAATTTATTTATTTATTTCCATTTTTGTCCAATATTTTTGTTTATATGTACTTCTAACAACTCTATGTAAGCTTGTAAAATAATAAAATATTAAGACCATACAAGCTATAATAGTAACTATAAATAAATAAATATTTAATTCAGGCATAATTGACATTAACCATAAATATAATAAAATTACTATCATTAATAAAAATACAGTATGAATAAATAAACTTTTTTGGTATTTTTCATGCCAACCAGTTGATGTATTTTGAATTGTTCTATTAATATTTGAATCTAAAATTAAATTATTTCTATCTAATTTATTACTGTCTTTATCCATTATATTACTAAATTCATTATATAAATTGATTTTACCAATTATTGGTGAATTCATTAATATATTATTTAAACTTTTTTCAATTAAATTATCTGCTATATCTGTATTGGAAGCTGTAAATAATTCTTTATTATAATATTCTTTAAGATTGATATATGAGAGTAAAATTAAATATATTACAATAACAATCATAAGTAAAAGTAAAGATCTAACAATTCTAGATTTTTCTGAATTAGTTGATAACATTCCAATAATTACAATAAAAACTATAACATATGTTAAATAATATATAATATTGATCTGATCATAATTTGAATAAATTTGATTATTATTTGATTTTTCTTTTTCTAGTTCATCTTTATTTTCAAGAAGTAATTTATTTTTTTCTTTTAATTGTTTTTTTTTACTAATATATTCATTCTGTGCATGAACATCTGTTTTATATTGAATAATATATTCTTTATTATTTTCTAATTCTCTTGATAATCTATCTGGTAAATCATATGAATTGGTTTTCCCATTTTCTGTTAAATCTATAATAACTGGAATTTTATAATATTTATTTTCTTGTGGTTCATAAATAATATGATATTCAGGATCTAATTTATCAAAAAAATAAATACTTTTATTATTTTCAAATTGTTTATTAACTGTTAATTTATTATCTTCAGAAGAATATGTTGTTTTTAACAAATGAAAAGTCATACTATTATTCAAATTATTAAAATGATTATTTTCAATACAAGTTGTTATTTTATCATAACCAAAATTAGCATTTTTATTTTCTGCATCTAAACCAATACCAAGTAATTTAATATATAATTCAATTAATGAAAGTTCTTTTAATACATATAAATATTCCATAAAATCAGATTTATTTTTAACAGTATTATTTATCATATTAGTATGTTTATTGTAAGAATCTGAAAATTTATAATAACTGGTATAGTCAAAATATTCTTTAATATCAATATCTACTGGGGAATCTATAGTTTCTGGATTATTATATAAATTATTAAAATACTGATATTTAGCAAAACTAATATTTATTGATTCTTTATCAGATATTATATCTCCATGATTTAAAAAAGGTATAATATGTGTTGAATCATTTGCATCAAAATTTACAGAAGTTATATCATTGTTTTTATCTACTTTTAAGACTTTCGTTATATCTGGTGGAGATGAACCAGCATTAAGTTCAATTTTTGAAACAGTAGTTATACTAAATAAATTGTCAGTTATACTATATTTTGTTTTAATTTGATCATATATTTGTTGAATTGACATTATTTAAAGTATGTTTTTATTTTATTAAAAATATAAAATATAAATGAACATATATTTTTATATTTACAAGTTTTTGCAAAATGTTTATTAGAACCACAACATAAACATAAATTATTCGCCATTCTAATTTCATTTATTAAAAATTTTCTAGTAAAATAAGTAATTTTTTCATGAATATAAGTACCTCCTCTTACATTATCAATACCATACATATTCATATAAATCTTTACATATTTATCTTCATCATAATCATCACAATCTTCAATTAATCTTTCAATATATAAAGGTTTATATTTTTTAGTCCAAAATGAGCCATTACCATTGAGATGTTGTCTATAACGAATGAAGATATTATTAGATTTGCCAATATAATATTTATTATTGGATAATTTAAGTATATAAATAGAAATTTTGTTTGAAACATAATTAATAGATAATTCGTTAAGTTTTTTATCTAATAAGGATCTTCTAACAACATCAGAGATAATATATTCTTTACCTAATTCAATATCAATATAATCTGACATATATAAAAATAATTGTAACATGTGTTTATACACAAGCTCTATAATATTTAGTAAGACCACTATTTGGATTATAACGATCAATTTCAACAATATCTCCAGATTTTAATCCTAACCATTTAGCAATTGGATCAGAATTTTTTAAAATAAGTGGTAAAGATGATTTAGATTTGATATTGTATTTACTCATAAGTTCTTTAATTTCATCTTGTGTTAATTTACGATGTTTATCAACTAATTCATGTTTAGTTGGATTATAATATAATTCAGAATCTATAAATACAGATAATAATCCTCCAGCTTGTTGTAATATTTTATCAAATAAAATTAATAATTTTTTATCTGCAGATGTTATTTCATTTTCATTAAAAATTAAAATATAATTAAGAAAATTATTATGTGAAGCAACAAATTGTTTATGATGTTCTTTAACAGTATTAGTATCACTTATTTCTTCTTCTTCTATTTCTTCATCTTTTTTTTTACTTTTTTTTACTGGTTTTAATTGATCAATAATTACTTTTTTTGCTAATTTAGTTAAAAGAAAAATAACACATGTTTTATCTGTATAAAGTTCAATTGGTTCATTAATATGAGTAATATTAAAGTTTTTTATATCTTCTTTAAATTTATCAATATTATCATTTCTATAATGTAACATTTCTTTAATATTTTCAAAAATAGTAAATATATTTGAATTCATTTTAGATATAGTTTATATTTAATATTTATATATTATCATTTTTTTATCAATCATTTTCGATTCCATCTTTAATTTTGAAATAATACCATCCTTGATTTTTAACATAATTTTCTTTATAACTATCAATTCTATTAAGTTGTATAATTAATTGTGATCTAGTAATATTTTTCTTACCATCATTAGTATTCATTTTAAACCAAGTTTTATATTCCATATAAACAATAGAGATACTTAATATATCTTTATAATCTAAACTATATTCAAGTTTATCTGTAATAAATTGTGTGATTAAATCTTGTTCTAAATAGAAATTTTTAGTAGCTTCAGTAATTAATTTAGGTTCTTTAATATTATAAACATCTAAATTAATTCTGATATGTAATAACATTGAAATAAATGTTTCTTTCCATTTATCAATTTTTAAAGGAATTTCGCGGTCAATTAAAAATTCATTCGGTTTATTAGGATTAGGATTTTCACTAAATCTAGATGTAAATTCAATTAAACGAATACGTCTCCATGTTCCATCATCATTAGATGATACTTCTGGAACATAATTACATGTTAAAAATACTGAAAATTGTGGTTTAAATTCCATTTGTTCTTTATATAATCCTCTACAAGTCATAGTATCATTACCGGTCATTTCTTTTAATTTCCCAACATTAAGTTTATCATTTTCATTTGGTTCAGCCATTACAACCATTCTAACGCCTTTAGTTCTATAAATATCTGGTGAAGCATCTTTAGATGATGCCCTACCTTGTGTAATATAAGATACATTCATTGTGCAAAAATAATCACCAAATGATTTTTCCACTAAATTAATTAATGTACTTTTACCATTACTACCACTACCTGCTTTTCCTGCTAAAATAAAAAATCTTTCTTGTCTGAAATTACCATCTAATGCTAATGCAAATTGTATCAATAAATATTCTCTTACATCTTTATCTGGTAAAACTTTTGCTAAAAAATCATTAATTTCTTTAACAATTGGATCATCTTTATTATAACGTTTATAATTACAATTAGTACTGAATTTAATACAATCTGCTGGACTTCCTTCTCTAAATCCAATATCAATAATACTATTTTTAAATTCAATTCCTCTTTTAATATCAAAAACCCCATTACGAAATCCAATTAAGTTACCTTTTTCATTTAAATCATATTCAAAGTCTTTAGATTGAAAAAATCCTCTACATTCTTTAATAATATTATGTTTAAATGAAAAAGTTCTACATAATATTTTTAATTTTTCAGCTAATTCACATTTCTTTAATAATCTATTTCTGATATCTGGATCTAATTCAAGATTCATTGTTTGAGTAACCCAATCTTTGGTTCTTGCAATAATTAAATCAACAATATCTGTACTAATTCTAGTAGATAAATCAATTCCTTCAATCATCAAAATATATCTATGTTCTTCTTTACTATACATATACCATGTATCTCGTGAAATAAATTTAAATTCATCTTGATATTTTTTATATATTAACATTGCAATATCATAATGTGTTTGATGTTCAATACAATTTTCAGTATATTTAATTAATGATGAATTAATTATTTTTTCATATTTATCTGGATTATCTTGTTTAGCCCAATAAATTAATGTTCCTAAACCTAAATTATCATCTTTCATACTATTCCATTTACTTGAACATGCTTTTGGTTTATATTTCGAACTATTTTTAGAAAAATTATCCCATAAATCAAGTAATCGTGAATCAATATTTCTTAATACAAATCCTAAATTAATCCAATCATTATAATTTTCTGCTCGATTTATATCTAAACAATCATTTACTATATTTTTTACTAATTCTATTTTTTCATCATCAACTCTATTATTTAATGTTTTCCTAATATCAGTTAAAAACATATTATCAACATATCTTATGTTTTTTTCTTCATTTGGAAATAATTGTGCTACAAATTCATCTATATTTTGTTGTTCTTCTGATTTTATAACTCTTTCTTTATATTTTGTTTTTCTCATTGAAAATTTCTTTAAATTTTGTCTTATTAATCGAACATCATCATCATCTTCTTCAATATTTTCAACTTCATTTTCAATTTCAATTAAACTAGCAATACCAGTTTTAGAAGTTTTATTATCAAAACAATAAGTTTTATATATTTCATATGTTTGTGAGTTTTCTTTGGAACTTTTATACATTTGCCATCCATTTGAATCTATTATTGCTTTATCTACAACATCATTGTATTCATTATTAGTATAAATTCCACTGAAAATAAGATTTGCTTTTTCAATAATTTTTAATCGAATATAATGTTGAACTTTATGTGGTATTACTAAATTATGAAATATTAAATGTATTCCATCTTTAACAATATTTTTATCAAAAACTGGATATTCTTTTAACATAACGGTACATTCAATTTCATCATCATCGTCATCTACTACATCATATTCAAAATCAAAAAGTGTATTTATTACTAAAAAATATTCATATACAATATTTTGTATTTGATTTGTTGTAATATATAAATTACGATCAATAGATACAACACCATCTTCATTGTAAATTGGTGAAAATCTAAAATCTAAATCAACTCTTAAAGGACTAGGATCTAATGGTTTTTCTACAAAATGAAGATTAGCACCATTTGAAATAGCTATACTATAAAGTTTTAAAAAATAATTATATTTTTCATCTGGGATACTATATGATTGTTTTGGGTTATGTATGCTGATATTGGTATGTTTAACATTCCTATCTTTAATTTTATAGTTTTCTAGAAATTTAAATAATTTATCAGATATACCCATTTATTTATAATTTATATTTATGAATATAAGTTTATATAACATTTATCATTTTTTTTACTTTAAAAATAAATTATTTTTCAACTAATCTAGGTGCAAAATATTTATCACGATATGTAATCATTGTTTCATCATTCATTATTTTTTCATCAAGTATATCGCGTTCAATTGTATTTTTATTTTTTAATAATTTATTCAACCATCTTATTTGATAAGTAATTGAGAACATCCCACATTCTGTATTACTATGTTGAAATTGTTTTTTATTAGATTTAATTCTACATTGTTTTCCATTTAATTTGTATAATTGTTTTTGTGTTTCTCTTAAATAAATCATAATTAGCGAAGGTATTCCAGATCCAACGCTATCATAATAATAAATACCATAAGATGGTAAATCTTTATCAATAACAATAAATATACTTGTCCAATGACTTCCACTTTGATCATTTCTATCTAGATTAGTTACAATTCCTAAATATTTTTTACCATCTTTAATATTTTTTGGAATATCTGGAACACATTTATTTCTATAAAATTTACAACTACCATCTTCATTTTTTAATGCAAAATCTACTGTAAATACACCTACAAATTCATATTTAAACTTTTTAGTTCTATGATAATGTTCTAAAACATCTTCAATATCAAAATTTGATAACCATGCAGTTTTATTTAAATACCATTCACTTGGTTTTTTTGGCATTAAACGTTTATCTGCAATATTTTCTAAAATTTTAGAATCTGTATAAGAACAATATTGACTAATATAATCAATCCAAAGAAAATGATTTTTATTACCCAATATATCTTTTAATTTACTGTTAATAGCATTATATTTATTTTTAGTTTTTTCAGAAATTTTTTTTTCAACATGTTTATTATAAATTTGAATAATCTTTAATAAGTCTTTATCATCAAAACATTTAACTTCATCTTTTGCACTTGGACTACAGAAACTCATTTTACTTTAAAGATACTATTAAATAATTATATAAAGGTCACTTACGATATAAAGAAATATTAAATGATTTTAAAAAAAAATAGTCCTTAAAAAGATCTTTTTTAAATATATATAAAATTATTTTTTAAATCTTTTTATAAAAATTATTTAAAAAGATCACACTGAAAAAAGATAACTCTTAAAAAGATCTTTCTGTAAAAAGATCACTCTTAAAAAGATCTTTCTGTGAAAAAGATCACTTTTAAAAAGATCTTTCTGTAAAAAAAGATCTCTCTGTAAAAAGATCTTTCTGTGAAAAAGATCTCTCTGTAAAAAGATCTTCTTGTGAAAAAAGATCACTCTTAAATATTTTTTTAAAATATAAAAATCTTTTTAAAATATAAAATTATCTTAATAAAATATTTTTTAAAATATAAAAATCTTTTTAGATCTTAAAAAAGATCATTCTTAAAAAGATCATTCTTAAAAAGATCATTCTTAAAAAGATCATTCTTAAAAAGATCATTCTTAAAAAGATCATTCTTAAAAAGATCATTCTTAAAAAGATC